GATTTGATGAAGTGGCGCGACTACTACAAGAGCGAAGTCATCAAGGAACGCCAGCAAGCTCGCGTTAGAAGTGGGAAACGTCCTGGCAACATGGTGAAGGTTGAGTTCAGGAGGGCCGGATGATTCAAGAGGCAATGTGGTGGCTCACCGATAGAGTGCATAGGCCAGCACCAGAGAATCCAAGCCCAAAGCAGAAAAAGCGTCGATATGACGGAGCAGCAGGTTCAAGATTCTTGGCGGATTTTGTCGGCTCAACCACAAGCTCAGACGCAGAATTACAATATTCGCTTCGCAGACTTCGAGACAGAGCCAGAGAACTTTGCCGCAATGACGATTATGCCAGGCGTTACCTGCAACTTATGAGTTCTAACGTAGTTGGCGAGCATGGCTTTACACTGCAAAGCAGAGCCAGAAATCTCAATGAGCCGAATGTTGGACAATTAGATGCTGCTGGCAATGAAATCATTGAAAGAGCGTTTCGACGTTGGGGCAAATCCTGTTCCGCAAATCAGCGTCAGTCTTGGCTAGATATTCAGCGATTAGTCATACAGGGACTTTGTCGAGACGGTGAAATCCTGATTCGTTTTGTTCGTGGGAAGCGTTGGCGTGACGGACTCGCACTTCAGGTGCTAGAGCCGGATTATTTGGATGAAGAATATTTCACCACAGAGCCAAGAGGCCGCAGAGTGGTGATGGGCGTTGAGTTGGATGAGTTCGACGCACCAGTTGCTTACTACTTGAAATTAGGCCAAGGCCATCCGTTTGACACCTTTGGACAACGAAGAAGCGACAAAAGGACAAGAGTTCCGGCTGAAGAAATCCTGCACATTTACCTACCAGACAGAGCGCAACAGACCAGAGGCGTTAGCTGGTTCGCGTCAGCGATGACGCGAATGAGAATCCTTTCAGGCTATGAAGAAGCCGAACTGATTGCAGCTCGAACCGCAGCCGCAAAGATGGGGTTTTTGGTTTCGCCAGACGGTGAAGGCTTCATTGGAGACGAAAGCGCAGACGGCAACCAGATCATGTCAGGCGAACCTGGAAGTATTCAACAGCTTCCGGCTGGAATGAGCTTTCAAGAGTGGAATCCTAGCCATCCAACCAGTGCTTACGCTGAATTTCACAAAGGCATTTTGCGAGGCATCGCTTCCGGCTTGGGCATCAGCTACACCAGCCTGAGTAACAATCTCGAAGGCGTCAGTTATTCGTCGATTCGGCAAGGTGCACTAGAAGAACGCGATTTATACCGTCAGATTCAAAGCTTTTTGATTCAGCACCTTTGCGAGCCTGTTGCTCAAGAGTGGCTAAAGATGGCAATGACTTCCGGCTCAATCCCAATCCCAATCACTAGATACGACAAGTTCAGCAACACCTTGGAATTCCGAGGCAGAGGTTTCAGTTGGGTGGACCCAGCAAAAGAGATTCGAGCCGAAGTCGAAGCAGTTCGGAATGGCTTTAAGTCACTGAATGACGTTGCCAGACAATACGGGCGTGACGTCGAAGAGGTGTTCCAGCAAATGCAGAACGACAAGGCAATGGCAGAGCGTTATGGAATCAGCCTAGCCTTTGAACCTTTGGGTTCGCCTCATGGTCCTGTTGAGCCAGAGGTTGAATAGTGGCGGAAAACCACAAACCAACCGAGGGCATGATTTCCGAGGCAAACCGTGGCCTAGAGTGGAGAAAAGAATTTGGCAGAGGCGGAACCAGTGTCGGAATCGCCAGAGCCAGAGACATCAGCAACGGCAAGAGCCTGCCACTGGCAACCGTCAAGAGAATGAAGTCCTTTTTTGCGAGGCATGAAGTTGACAAAAAAGCTGAAGGATTCAGACCAGGAGAGAAAGGTTATCCAAGTAATGGCAGAATCGCCTGGGCTTTGTGGGGTGGGGATGCTGGCAAAAGTTGGTCAGAAAAAATCGTGAATCAAAGCGAGAGAAACATGGATTTAACTAGCATGACCGAAAGACACGTCATTGACGTTGAAGAAACGCAAGACGAGTACATTGTGGCGTTTGCCAAGGCTGAACAAGTCGCAGAAGAGACGGAAGAAAGAGAAGTGGAACAAGTCGAGACAAGAGACTTACCAGTTCAAACGCAATACCGCACCGGAAGCGTTCGCATGATGGATGACGAGTCTGACCGTCGAGTGATGATGTCGATTAGCTCAACGAATCCGGTTGAAAGAGAATTTGGTTACGAGGTGCTGGAACACAATGCCGGAAGTGTAGACATGGAATTCATGTCTTCAGGCAAAGCGCCACTGCTTTTAGACCATGACGCAAGACAGCAGATTGGAGTTGTCGAAAGAGCCTACGTCGATAAAGACAAACTCAGAGCGCAAGTGAGATTTAGCAAATCCGCAATGGCCGAAGAAGTTTACCGTGACGTAGTGGATGGCATTCGAGGCAATGTTTCGATTGGCTACCAAATTCAAGGCATGACGAAAGACGAGAACGGTTACAAAGACAAACCGCTTTATCGGGTGAGTTCTTTTAAGCCATTGGAAGTTTCAATGGTTTCCATTCCTGCTGACTCTACTGTCGGAGTGGGCAGAGCATACAAGCCGGAAGCTTCCGGTGATGATAACAACTCAGCAATCAAAGGAGAACCTATGCAAGCTGAAGTAGTTAAAGAGCCGGAAGTTCAAGTACGGCAAGAAGACCAGTTGAAAGAATACCGCAACCAATCCAGTCAGATTCTCGAGCTGGGCAAGCGGCACGATGAATATGATTTAGCGTTTCGCGCACTTCAAGAAGAAAAGTCACTAGCTGAATTCCAGGCCATGCTTTTAGAGAAGAAGACTTCCAAGCCAATCGACTTTTCAGTTGACGCCTCACCAAAAGAGAAGCGCAACTATAGCTTGGTGCGAGCGATTCAAGCAGCAGATGCAAAAGATTGGAGCAAGGCCGGATTTGAACTCGAAGTTTCTAAGGAACTGGCAAAGAAGCAAAGCCGACAACCAAAAGGCTTCTTTGTTCCTGACTTTGGCTGGCAGACCAGAACGGTTTCCACCGCAGCAGGCGCAACTTTTGGCGCAGGAAGCAACATTGTGCCGGAAGACTACCGAGGTGACCGCTTTATCGACGCCTTGATTTCAACCAGCATCCTTGGGCAAGTGGGCGCAACCGTTCTGAACGGATTGCAAGGAAATGTTGCGATTCCCAAAATTAGCACCAGCACCGCAGCAGCTTTCATTGCGGAAGGCGGTTCAGTTGGAAACAACGAGCCTGACTTCGCGCAAGTCACTATGACCCCAAAGCTTCTGGCGAACAAGGTTGCCGTGACACGCGAGTTGATGATTCAGTCTGACCCATCCGTTGAGCAGTTAATTCGCAACAACATGGTCCGAATTTTCGCGGCAAAAATCGACAACGTTGCGCTCAAAGGTGGCGGATCAAACGAGCCTACGGGAATTCTAGGCACAAGCGGAATCGGTGACGTTTCCTCTGGCGGAACCTCTGGCAACGCCAATCTGACGTATGGCAATGTCGTTGATATTATGACGGAAGTTAGCCAGGACAACGCTCTGCTTGGCAACCTGCGATGGGTAACTCATCCAGCGGTTGTAGGCAAACTGATGCAAACACTGGTTGCTGCGTCAACGGATTCCAGAATGATCATGTCTGGACCTGACAGCATGATGGGTTATCCGGTTGTTCAGACAACCCAAGCACCTTCAAGCTCGCCTTACTCGCTGATTTTCGGGAACTTTAGCGATCTGTACATTGGCTTCTTCTCAGCGCTCGACGTTCTCGTAGATCCGTATGGCAGTGCAGGTACAGCCACAACAAATCTGTATTTCTACCAGGACTGCGACATTGCGGTGGCTCACGCTGAATCCTTCGCAGCCGCGCAGGATGTGACCGTTGCGTAAGTGTTCCAATTAGACGAGCTTGCAGGATGGGGTAAAAACCGTCCTGCAATTCTTTTGTGTGGCGGACCTTCTGCGCCTAGCGATTTAGCGAAAGCCAAGGCGCAGATAGGTTCAAAAGATTACGACTTAGCCGGAGTCAATAATCACGGCTTACTTTTTCTTGGCGAGCTGGCTTGGTCTTACGCGCATGACGTGAGGATGGTCAAACACCTTCAAGAGTACGATACGCCAGCAATTGTTCACCATGACCCAAAGAATTTAAGAGACAAAGACATTCACGGTGGAATTGTCCCATTCATTCGGCTGTCAGGACCAGAAGCTCTTTGGACCGCAGACTTTTTTGACTACTCAGAAATTCATGTTTGCGGTGTCGATTTCTACACTGGGCCGCGCAGATACTGGCATCAGTGGGACTTAGACAAGAAACCAACCAGAGTCCAAGAGGATCAGCAAGGTAAGTGGATTGAGGCGAGAGACTTAATGAAGAATCCAGCAAGAGTGATTGTTTATAACGAAAGGCTTCAAAGGATATTCCAATGAAGATTCAGATTATTCGAGGAACCGTTGCGAACGGTGGACCTGTCAGAGTGGGCCAAGTCATTAGCGTTGACCCCAAAGAAGCACAGCAACTGGTGAACATGGGCAAGGCTGTTGTTTACGAAAACAGAGCCAAAGGCTTGGACGAGGCAGAAGCGCCACCAGTGACCACTCGAACGACTAAAACCGCACGCAAGCCTAAGAAATGAGCGTTGAAACTGCTGCTGATCGAACAGCACTTTTGGCAGACTACGGAACCACTGTGACAAAGGCGGACGCAAGCACATTCACAGGGATTTTTGACAACGACTTTCTTGCAGTCGATTTGGACGAGTCAGAAGTCGAAAGCTCAGAGCCAACACTACTAGCCAGAACCGCTGACGTTTCCAGCCTAGCGCATGGCGACACTCTGACGATCAGCGCAGTCAACTACACGGTTCGAGGGATTCAGCCGGATGGCACCGGAATGACGCAAATCATGTTGGGTGTGTAATGGCGCATAAACGAGCGCAAATCAAAGCAAGAATCCAAACGGTTCTGACCGGACTAGCGACAACAGGAAACAATGTCTTTCTCTCAAGAACTTATCCAATCGCAACCAGTGATTTGCCTGGGCTGCTGATTTACGCAAATTCTGAAAGCATTGAACGACTAGAGATTGGCATTCAAAACCGTCAGCAGAGAAACCTCGACTTGGTGGTTGAAGCGGTTGCGAAAGGCAACACCGCAGAAAGCACTTTGGACACAATCACGGTTGAAGTCGAAGAAGCAATGGCGAACGACCAGACACTCAATGGGCTGGCAATAGATTCTCGCATCACTGATACGCAGATCCGGCAAGCGTCTGCTGAAAGTGAGTTTTTCATAGCCTCATTACGGTATGAGATTCTTTACCGTACAACTGAAAACGATGTCGAATAATAAGGAGACAAAATGGCAATTCCAGATCGTTACTTACGGTTAAGAAGTTCTCAGCCGTATATTACAACCGAATCAACTGCTGGCAGTTATGTCGCAGTTTCCGCTTCTGACGGATTCACCACAACCGAACCTTTGGCACTAAGTCAGACGTTTAACACAAGCGACATTTCCGAAGTCGGCACAAGACTTTTGCAGAACAGAAGTTTTGTGAATTATGCCGAGCGAGCGACTTTTGACATTCCTTTTCTAGTCAAGCCTTCTGGTTCAGCCGGAACTGCACCAGCAGAAGATACTTTGCTGCAAAAGGTGTTTGGGACACTGACCACTTCTGCTGGAGTATCAAACACTTACAGCTTCAGCCGAGTTAGCGACACCTTCCAGGTGGCGCAACTGGTGGATACCTACAAGCTTTATGTCAGCAACGGAACTGTCGTTGAAGGCTTCAGCGTAGACATTACCAGAGATGGCGTCTTTACCATGTCCGCCAATTGCCGAGCAAGCCGAATCCGCTACTCTGGACCAGTGAACGCCACAGGCACAGACGTTTCTGTTACTGATTCCTCGCCTGCCACCGTTACGCTTGACCCTGCAACAAACGCAGTCGCTGCCGATTATTTCTTTGCTGGGCAACTGGTTGATATTTACGATTCAAGCGACTCGCAGGTGAACACTGGCGGTGCTGCAACCATCAGCTCACCAAGCACAACAGCCGCAACGGTTGGAGTGCAAGCTGCTTCAGGTGATTCTTTCACAGTCAGCGCGACGGATTATTTAGTACCTCACCTGCCAGCCGCGACTCTCAGCACTTATGAGCCAATCGCCACTTCAGCCGCTCAAGTTTACCTAGCAGCACAAAACACCGCAGCCGGAAGCTTGATTGCTTCAGCTAACGAGTTCTTGGCAACTGGTTTTAGCATGAGCGTCAGCAAAAACCTTGGTGACCCAGGCTTGGCAGAGATGACCGGAGACAAGTATCCAGCCGCTGCTTATGTGAGTAACGATATTACCGTGACAGGCTCTTTTGATTTCGTTATGCGACCAGCACAAGCCTACCGATTCGAGCAGTTTGCCCGATTGGAGCAAATCGCAATTGGCGTTCAGGTTGGCGACACCGCAGGTTCAATTGTTCAGATTATCATTCCATCCGCTCGCGTTTCCATTTCTGGAACTGAGCAGGACGGAGCCGCAGCCGCTTCAGTGGACTTTGCCTTAACCCAAGGC